CACACTTTCTTTGGATGATGGCTCGCCAAAGAGCAGGGGCAAAAACAGAAGACTTTGGCGCGACTGCCCGTGATGTTGCTAATTCAGGAAGACATATTGGCGCACTGAAAATGGAGGATGAACCGTTCACGTTTAAGGACGGAAGAGATGTTATTGCCGATCCGACAAAATGGCCGCCTCTCCCTGCGCTTTCTTTGAAGGCGGCTGAATATATCATCGGCTCGGTGATATGGATAACGCCCAGCAATGGCCTTGACGCTTTTGACGTTTACAAAGCAACCCTCGCAAAGCTGAATAAAATGTACGGCAAAACTCACGGAGCCTTGCTTGGCATGAAGTGGAACTCCCCGATGTCTCAATATCTTATCGAAAATCCATCAGAAACAGGCACAGGACACGCCATTCCTCTTTATTGGGCCGATGGAGACTATGCTATTGCAATTCAAAGCTACGGGCTTTCTTCGGGTAAAGAAGGAGAGCAAAAGATTCATCGTTCGGTGATAAATCGCTGGGCTGAAACCTACGGCATGTTTGTCCCTATCGACGCGACAAAAGCGCAGATTGATGCCCTTAAAGCTCGTGGTGGAAGACTGAATGACCCGTGGCTCACGAATATCCTTACTCACTTTGCGCTTACCACAAAAGCCCTTAATCTTTCAATAAAGAATTACTTGCTTCCAATTATCAATTTATTGTTGAATGGCAAGCCTAGTGTTCCGAAGCCAGATGAAAAGAGCAATCTCGAATGGCTCGACAAGCTGATCGCCGCACTGTGCATCGTTGAATCAGGCGGAGATGTAAATGCGGTGGGAGATAAGAACATTCCTCTCTCTAAAGGCGGACCGGCTTATGGCATTCTTCAGATAAGAGGCGGAGTGCTTAGTGCCATGAATGAATTTTGGGGGACACATTATGAAGGCAAAGACTTACTGATGAACAAGGGGGCAGAGCTGTCGAAAATGATGTGCAGACATTATTTCTTGGACATTTGTCCGCAGTATCGCTCTTACAAGAAAGCATTGAAATCAGGCATGTCATTATCGGAGGCATCCGCAAAATCATGGAACGCCGGTGTTGGATTTTTTGAACTTCAAGATACGCCCGGCCATGAGAAGTACAAAAAGAACTTGGAGAGGTATTGGAGCAAAGTACAGAAAAATATGGTATAATGAAGGTGTGAACTTAACAGATTAACTTATCAACATGGAAAACGAACTTTTGAAGCGTTTGAAATCGTTTGCTTGGCGGGTCGGCATGATTGCGGTAGCGGCGGCAATAGACGCGGCACTCGTCAATCTCGAAGTGCTTGATCTGCCGGTGTGGAGTGTGGGGCTTGTCGGCCTTGCCCTCGGAGAACTTTCTAAATATCTCCACAACGTAAAGGTTGGCAAAGCGAAATAGTGTAGTAAACTGATTGCAGAAGTTCTTGCGTCTTTTTCAACTCCAAGAAGTCCCCGCGAGGGGATTTTTTGGTCTACATCTTCCGATATTCAAGCAAGCGTTAAAACTTCAATCTCGATGCGAGGATTTTCTTTGTCGTAAAACTTTTCAACAGTCATCTTTTGTATCTGTGAATCGTCGGCGTATACTATGCCGGAAAGGGCATCGAGGCTCAATTTGTGGTAATTATCTATGTCTCTTGCTCGTTTATCCCCAAAGTATAGGGCAATTGTTACAGAAACGGGCATTACAAGCATTTTTCCCTTCCACTGCGCCTTTGCCTGCCAACCATAGGATTCTTTCAATTCCTTGCCCATTTTGGTCATGTACCCGCCCCGCGAATGGAACTTGTAGATGTGGTTCGTCGAGATGGGATTTCCGCTAAGTGTTATGAGCATGTTTGAGTGCAATGTAATTATTCGCCTTACTGTACGGCATGAGTTGTGCGTCTGTCGCCCTCGATACCATAATCCTATCCTTTTCTGCTCTAAATTGCGCTTCACGACGATGGTGTGAGGAGCAAAGAGGAAGTATGCCCCAAGGTTCATTCCTGCGCTTTCCAGCAAACTTCAAGTGATGATCCCACTCTATGCGCCCCTCGCATGTTTCATCGGCCAAACAACACAGCGACATGAACGGATCGGCGGCAAGTTGCTCGCGTATTTCCTTGGGGATGGGACACCGCAATCTCATTTTGAGGGATGCAACGGATAGTGTGGCTCGCAGTAGTAACGCTTGGTTGATCTATCATAGTAAATAGTTTTGACGAGCTTTCTCCCGCAAACACTGCAAAAGTATTCTCTCAATTTAGACATGATGATTTATTTTTTAATAGTTTGAGAAAATCTACATAATCGTAATCCGATTTTCGTGGACGACCCTTTCCTCGATAGCGATTACTCAAAACATTCTGTGGTTTTGGAACAATCACAAATTGTGGCCAACTCTCTTTTTTGGCTTGGCGCTTTATTCGTTTCATGTAACGAACAAGTGAATCGATATTTTTGCTATTTATTTTAGTAGTTTCTATCATAACATCATTATATCATAGTACCCATATTGCCTGAACCCATTGCGAGAAGGTACTTAGGCCTCCTTACTTATGTCACGCTCCTGTCGAGGTTGTTATTCGGCAGGAATAGGCTATTCACCGAACCTCTGGACACAATGAGTTTGCAGATAATGTGGGTGCTATGTCTTTGCTCTCCTTGCGCGAAATCTTATCTGAAATTGCTTACTCGTTATCGGCGTGGCAATCCTCTCTTTTTTATATCGTGAAGTGACAAGTACTTCAAAATCCATCTCATGCACCAACCCACAGTCGCAACACTTGAGTAAGTATCCTTTCATTTTAGGATTGACCCAGCGAGTCCATCCATTTGTTGTTTTTACCCATTCTGTTTTGAATCTAATTTTCTTTTTCATAGTTTGCTTTTACTTTTTTGCTATCTCATAACCCCGTCCCTGCCAAGTCCCGCGCTTCAAGCAACACTGCCCAGATGGCCAAATGTTGTCGCCAATGGTTGTAACGACAAAAACTATAGTGCAAAGGGTTGTCCTCTCCACAGGAACAGCGTATACCTTCACGGTAGCAGGGGCGGTCGGTCATATGTTTATGGTAACGAGGGCAGGATTGACCACACCTTTTTTGTCTTTACTTACTCCGTGTTTCTCGTTCCACCAAACACGCATTTCTTCTCCTCGTTCGTGGAAGTGACACACGCCTTGAATTGCCGCCCCGGCCATAAAACCAGTGAGGCCATGCCCATGCAATCCCCTCTCCGCTTCTTCGGGTGTTTTTCCTTCATCGAGCAATGCCATTACCGATTCACCAGCCAAAACACAGGCATTGCCATAACCGTCCTCGTTGTTCGCTTCGTAATCAGCGTATTCTTTTTCCAGTTCTTTTTTTATGTTCATGGTAATTTCTCAACCTTTAATAACTCCACTCATCATCCCACAATATCTCATCCCGCACCCAATCGGCCAAAGGTGTGAGGATGGGCAGATTCCAATCTCGAAGTCTTGTGAAGAAGCGGTAGAGGGAGAGTTTCATGTTGTTGGTTTCTTGTGAGGATGCGGATAATGAGGACACCATTCGGTACAATCTGGGGTTCTATATCCTTCACATGGTGGTTCTTTTCTCATGTTGTTGGTTTCTCAATTAGCTCAAAAACTACGATCATGCTTGGAAATGGTGCAGATTGTTTTCCGTCGCCGAACTTCACACGACCTTTGATAAAGCGTATCTCTGCCTTGCCGTAAATATATTCGTGAAACCATCGAGTGTCCGTCCTTGCTGGCAGTAGACACACCACGATTTCTGCCCCCCCCGTTGCCGCTTTCTTAACCCAGTCGCCAATCACGCGACCGTAAGGAGGGTTCATAAACACCTTGCGACCCTTCCACGATTGTGCCAGTCCGTCGTCCTCTTTCGTGTAGAACTTTTTGCACTTCGCGTTTTCTTTCGTGGCGCAAGGATCGAGGTCAAATCCAAACTCACCGTCGAGTTCGTCAAATAGCCCCTCTGGTGTCGCCCATTCTACTGTTTTGCTCATGTAATGTACTTCGTTCATCGTGGTTTCTCAATTAGATCATCGAGGAGGGCGTTGAGGGCATCCGCTTTGGCAAGATTGTGCACAACCATGTCTGTCCACTCCGCAACATCTTCCTCTGTTTCCGCTTGTTGAACTTTGGTGTCTGCTCTCTCGGCAATTTCTTCGTACTGTTGTTTTTGTTTCTCAATCCTCGCTCTCATCTCTCCCAATTCTTTTGCTCGGAGGGCGAGCCACCATGTCGCAACAGCGTCGTCCTCATCGGCAGTCGTCCACAACATTTCGTTGTTTATCTCTGTCCACGCCTCTCTAATCTCTGTTTCTTTCATCATAATGTGTTTAGGCTAGTAAATCTCTGTCTGAGAGTGCGGTGAGGAGGTCGTCCACAGCCGTGTTGTAGTGCTTGTCCCCAGTGCCAACAGGATACAACTCTGTTCCATACTGGTCGAAACCGATAGATGCCTTTCTCATTCCCTCTACCACCCCCTTGAACCACTCTCGTTCGGCTGTGCGGGCTTTGTTAATTGCAAGAGTGTAGTCGGGACTTCCCTCTGTTAATCCTACATGAAAGCCGAACTCATATTGCTTGTGAAGAAGACTTTTGAACTCTGGCGAAAGTATGTAAGCATTCTTTCCGTTTTCCTGTGCTTCTGCGAGGCGAGAGGAGAGAAAGGACTTAATCTCAACAAGTTCTTCGGGATGATGAAAGCCAAGTCTGTCTTGAAACTTCTCATCAAACTCTACCTGCCACGGTGTTTCTCCTCCTTCGGTGCAAGTGGACTCCTCGGTGCTGGGGGAAGCGACCATGAAGCGTCCACAGGTGTAACATTCGCCAAACGGGTCTTCTGCGCAGTCGTGCTTCTCCTCCCGCACCTCTTTCGGTTGAGAGGATTCATATTTTTCAGGCGAACACTTTTCACACCAGAAAGTTTTGTGAGTGTGGTTTTTTGAGCAATCTTCAAGACAGGTCATTTTTTTGCAGTCACACTTCTCCTCCTTCGGATTGTGTCCTCTCTCTGGGGGTGTTGGGGTGGGTTTCATAGTGTTATCAAGATTATCGCAGAGCCAATGAGGTACAGAAACAATGTCAAACCCCATATCCATCCCGCCGTGTCCACATCACAGTCAAAGACAACGATTGAAGCTATCGCAAAGAGCATGGGTATTCCAATCAATCCCATTGCCCAAAGCATTGCGTAGCCCATTCCGTGTGCGAACCCTTTTGCTAATTCATTCATATCTCACTTATTCATTTAGCGAATAATGCTTGTGCTATTCCAAAAATTATCATTGTGATGCCGTTTCCGACAAGTACCGCCGACACTGTTTCAAAGTAGTTCATATCTCACTTATTCTTAGCGACTAACAATGTGAATCTCGACGGGGAGGACTGTATCTCCCGTACACTTTGTTTCATGACCATCCATCATTCCTGCTTTTGCTTCTTTGCGTGTCCTATAAATGCTCATGGTGTCTTCGTGATTGCAGATTGAGTCGGCAACGGTGATTGCCCACGCCCGTATCACCCGCTTACTCTTGTTGGTTTTGTTTTTCATGGTGTTATTTCTCATTACGATGCCGGCCGCGAGGATTACCGCGAATATGCTTACGTTGTGAATAATCAATCTCTTTCTCAACGAAAACCACTCCATAAGGGAAAACGTGTTTCAATTTGCACTTAGGACATTGCATAGTTCTGTCGGTGAGGGTGACTTTGACCATACAGAGGCCGCAGATCGGATGGAGTTGTTTAACAGGGGTCATGGTGAGTTTTAATCATCTATCTTCTTTTTAAGCCACTCGATAATCTTCTCGCCACGATCACGGTAGAACGCCTCGAAGTCTCCCTTTTTCCCTTCTTGTTTCCAAAGAATAAAGAGGACAGCCCGGATACGCTTTGATACTGTCTTGTTCTTGTCCTCGGCCTGTTCTTTGGGTAAGTCCTCAAGAGCGTACTGATTCGGCTTGAACGCCAAATATCCAAACTGTTTGTGATACTTCATTGCTATCAACTTGTCCTCGTCGCTCAGTTCCTGCGTGTTGAAGCTCATCCTCAACCCCCCGTCGGACGTAGTGCCAACGGAGGTGAGGATTGCGGGTGTCATAAAGGGTGGCATGTTAGAAGGGTGGTTCCCCGTTATTTGTTTCATCCATGACGGGATAATTATCTTTCTTTATCGGTTGAAGTATAGAGATAATCCTTCCCAGCATGTCTTTGATAAGCGTGAGTTCTTTCTGAATCTCATTGTTTGCGAGTTGATAACCTGCGGGAAGTTTGTTGTCCGGCATTGAGAAGTTGAGATACTGGCCCTTCTCCTCTACGATGATTTCCACCTTGTCTCCGGCTTTCCAATCCTTGTTATCTTTTCTCCCGAACCCCGAAAGCCAACGACCCCCGTGTTCTTGGGTCTTAATACCGAGTGATACATAGGGTTTTCCCGCCGATGATGTTTTGTCTTTCCTGCTTATTGTTGTGAGCGTTACTTGCATGTTATTTTGTGTTAAATGTTTCAAGGGCTTTGAATAAATCTAACGCCGCACGGAAGCCCTTTTTATCCGTGTCGAGGTCGTGACTCTCCTTCGTCTCAAACGAACCGTCTTTACCTAACCGCACAATGATACTCGCGTCGAACTTCTCTCCGTGTTCCTCGGCCATCAAGATATATCCGGCACACTGGAAGAAGTATTCTCGACCGTAAATACCGCTTGAAGTCTTGATGTCGCCCATGAAGAGTTTGTCTCCGATCTTCGCGGTGAAGTCGCAACAACCGGCAATCCACATCTCTTTGCTGTACATCTTTTTCTCCGAGGCGAGGAAGGTAACATCATTCGCAACTGCCCATTCGACAAATTTTTGCACCATTGGGTCTGCATAGTCATTCATTGGCAACGCCTTTCCCGCTTGATCGGAAATCATGAGCTTGATGTACGTTTCGCACAAAGCGTGAATATCTGTACCTTTTTCTCCCGCCGCCTCTTTCTTCTTCCTGTGGGCCAACTTTGCTTTGTCGAGTTCTAATTCTGTAACGAGGTAATGCTTATCTTGGTGGGTACAGTTTTCTTTTATGTACTCCACGACCATTTTTGCAGACCACGCTATCAACGCAGGCTTCGCTATGACACCAAGAACGGACGTAACTCCATAAAGGCGTTTCCCGTCGAGGGTGTAGACGTGCTTTTTCTCGTCAAACTTGAATGTATCACTCATGGTTTTACGTTGAACGCTTCTTTTTGCTCTGCTAAACGATCCTTCAACATCGCTTCTAGTGCCTTCTCGTCTACACATTTCCTTGCAAGGATGGCATCCCTCACAAACTGGAGCAAGATTTCGTTGAACTTTATGTCTGTCATAGAAAGAGAATTGCGCTGATAAATCCGCCAAACACTCCGAACATAACGGACACTGGCCACAATGAAGGGCGGCGCATGAAGTCGCGGGTTGCGTAATCCCATTGGAAATTAGTCATATACCTTGCACTATCTCATAACACCACACCGCGTCCGTCGTTTTGGTCAAACATTCCACGAAGTCTGCTTTAGTCGCATAAACGCCGGCGATTATAAGCACAACGACGATGACGAATATCACGACTATCACCGATAATACAATTTTGTCTTCTTTGTCCATAATTTATCGTTCATTAGCTTGGCCAATAATGTCTGATGCACCGGAGAAGTCAGCGGGTTCGTTGTTGGCCCACAGCTCGGGATTTTCGTTGAGAAAGTCCTCCGCTTTGTTGACGGCTTCGATGCCCAGATCGGTTGTGGGGTGAATCATCACTACATGAGACTCACTGCCGTCTTTCTCGATGGAGTATTCCACTTCTTGTTCTATCTCTGAAAGCACTTCGTCATTCTCTCCGCGTACTTCGATGTGAATTGTTATTGCCATATTTAGTGTTTTAATTATTAAGCCCAATTCTTTCTTCTGTGGATTGAACTTATGGTCGAGTTACATACACCATAAATTTTTCCAATTTTGATTTGTGTATATTCACCTTGTTTAAGTAATTTTCTTATTTCTGCAACTTGGATTTGAGTCAATTTACTGTGTCGCCCGTGTTTGGGAAATGTTATTGCATCGACCGTGATTGCGTGTTTAGTGTTTTCTGATGACGTACACCACTCAAGATTATTTAACCTATTATCATCCTTAATGTTATTTTTGTGATTGACACAAAACTTATTCTCTGGATTAGGGATAAATGCTTCAGCCAAAAGACGGTGAATGCTTTTTGTTTTTGGTTTGCCATTTTTATATAATCTTACAAGAACGTACCCTCGCTTCATTTGTGTTGTTTTAAGGCACTTTTTCTTGTTGAACATCAAAGACAAAACCTTGCCATCCTTGCAAATCAAATAGTTTCCATTGTAACCATCAATTTCTTTCATAATTTCCTTTGTGGGAGGTGCTTGTAAGTACCCCCCACGAATGATACAAGCGTTAATAATCGCACTACTCGGAGACAGGCAACTGCGGGATGGAACTTAAGCAACAAACAAAAGTTTCCCGCATGTGTCTATCTCCGAGCTATGTAGTTAAGTAGAGGTGGGGAATGATAAGGATGAACCTACGTTGCGGGGATATTCTAGAATTACGCCCACACGGTTATTTGGCAGATGTATGGCCATCACCCAAATCCACAATCCCCCATCTCTACTCAACTAATTTTTCAAAGAACACTTCTTGCTCTCTCTGTCGCACCCGATACCAGCTTGTGACCAGCGAGGCGGTGAGATTGCTTTTCATGTATCATCGTTTGATGATGGTTCAAGTGTAGCACCTTCTCTATTATCTTGCAAGCATGTACCTGTGGATAGTGAGAACATAGCACACTTTACCCCCTCTTGTCAATTCTCTCCTTACGCTTCTGCTCACGCACGAAAACAGCGTAGGTTGCTATCTCTTTACGCCTTTCCGGGCTAAGAGCCTTTGCCCTTGCCTTTCCCCCCATTGAGGCAAACTCCTTTATTGTTAGTTCAGACATGCTTGTTAGTTTAGCGCACTTCAATAATAAAGTCAAACCTTCCTTGCTCTAAAATCCCTTATACACGAATTACAATGTCTCGGATATTTCCCTCTCCAGTCTCCACGACCTAAGCACACCGGATAGCCCTTACGCTTCATTGCGGCGACTTGCTTGCGGGTTTGGGGGGTCATACTCTCGACTCCTTAATGTTTTTCCACAACCTCACCCGTCGCCATAAATCCACATCTTCCTCACCATCACGGCGATCCGCCTTCATTGCGTCCAAGTAAATGTCTTTCAATATCTCCTTACCGGCGGGGTCTTTTACCGAGAGGACGTGCTTCAGGTGCTTGAATATCAAACACTGACGGGACACTTGGGCTAACTTCTCTATCTCTCCGAGCCAGTATGCACGCTCACCCAAGCTACGGGACTTTTTGGGGGGTAACGTATATGCGGAGATGTCCATGTTAAAACATTGAAGGTTGTAATTCGATAGGATTGATTGCAAGGTCAAGGATGTGTTTGCCGAGTGCGGGTTCTGTGCAGTCTCGGATCGCAAGTCTTTTGTCTATGCCACGACCTTTCAATTTCTCAACATCGAAACCAAGTGCTTTTGCTCTCTCATTTATATCTTCGTTGTTTCCCATCCCCCTATTGCCGATGTTTATTTGAGTGAGTGGGAAGTTCGTCCAAAACCAATGACCGCCAAACTCTGTCGGTCTTATCAGTGGCTCATAAAAGGCAATAACATTTTCCACACACCACTTTCCTTCAAAGTAATGCTTGAGCAAAAGAATCTCTTGGTAAAGTGCCATGTCGGGATACTTTGCTGGCGAATATTGCCCCGTCGCTTCGTTGTGTTTGTTAAAAGCCCGAAGTCTGCCCACTTGTGAATGTGTCGGGCAAGGAGGGGAACTCCAGATAAAATCGTATTTCTCGTAGTGGTCGAGCAAGTACTGATGAGCGTCTGCAACAATCACCGTGTCGTTCGGCCAGAACTCTTGGTAGATTGCCGCAATCTTTGGGTCTAGTTCAACAGCAGTGATTTCATGGTCATCACCCCAGAGTTTCCTATTGCCTCCGATGTTTGCGTAAAGGTTCAGTATCTTCATACCACCTTCTCTCCATTAGACTCTGGGATAAATGCTTCGCTCATAAGATTAAGCGCGCAAGCAATTTTATAAAATGCCACTATCGTTTGTGAAACTTCCCCGTCATCAAGAACGGCATCGGGGTCATCCCACGGAGTGTCTAAGGTGATAGGTTTATTGGTCATATACTATTTCTTCCTACTCTTCTCTCCATTAGACTTCTTTGACTTGTTGGCGAGGACACTGATTTCCTTTCTCCTTTTCTTGGAGAGTTTCTTTGCTCTGGCTATTCCCCCTAGTCGTCCGGCTTCGGTGCAGTTCATGAAAAATAACAGTCGCTAAATGAGTAATTTCCAACAAGAAAGTCGTCCGTTCGGTTCGGATATTCCTTTTTCATCTCTACTGCGTGATTAAGTTTATCGTACTTTTGTTTGTGGCTGACCATTTCCCAAAAGTCTTTATTGTTGATAATTTCGCCATACTCGTTCTCAATGGTTTTTGAGGATAGCCACTTTTTCATTTCTTTCACGTTTTTGTAAAACTTTCCGCCATTGTACTGAAATGAGAATTGCCATCCTCCCGATGACTTACCCAGATGCACAGAGTCAAAACGTTTGCATTTATCGCACTCATTCAATTTTGTGTAGAAGTTTGTTCCCATATCCCACAACAATATCACCTTACGGCTAAGGCAGTCAACCCCCGTTATCCCCACCATAGCCGGAGATGGGGCAAGGACTCCTGAAAGAAAGGTGGGGATAACAAAAACCGCCCCTTACGAGACGGCCTTTGTGCGTCAGAGCGACTCAGGGATAGTGCCTAAAGTATACCACAACCTCCTCCAGTCGCGGCTATTTGATAGGAGGGGGGGGCGGGCTTGAGTTATGCACAGATTGCTTTTGCAATGTTTTACGGGAGGGCGTATAATTAAGGGGCAATGAACGATTATCCTTTACAGTGGAGCTTTGTATCTTGCAATGAAAATTCATTGCAAAACTTTCTCTCGTGTAAAGGCGAGGGTGACATTGCAAGATACAGTGCTTCAATATCCGCTTAGCGTAACTGCTTGGCGGGTTTTTCTATAACTTTTTACGGGTTGGGCTGTGGTGGAATCAGGTGATCCCCCCGTATGACTGCGTGAGTAACCTGAACTTTATAACGCTATGTGCGCCGACATTATCCGGCGTCCAAGGGTGTGCAAAGGCCTCTGAAACGTTTCTTATAATTCCCGCGACGTTTCATGCACGGGGTTCCCCTCAATAAGGAACTTACAGTGTGGGATGAAGAATTGAAATTGGTTGCGTTTCGAGAAAAAACGATTTTGCGCCAGTTTTGTTTCCTCAATTCTAAAGACAGTACCACAATACAAAGTGGTATTTAACAACTCCTACCAATGATGTTAATTTAACTCCCATGAATGTATATTTCTCAGATGGTTATTGTAGTAGTAATGGTGCTAGTTCTGCTCATGGGGGCTTCACTGTTTTCAAGAATGGTTCTCTCCTAACGACGCAAAAAATAGAAAAACGAGGCGTGACAAACAATGACTGTGAATTACAGGGTTTGCTTCATGCTATCCTTGACGCAGGAACTGGTGACGAAATCGTTGTTGATTCAATGGTGTGTATCTACTGGACAAGAAGTGGAAAGCCAAAAGCACGAATGGACTTAGCCCCTATTTGCCAAGAATTGAAACGACTGATTTCTGAGAAGAAACTGGACGTGTACTGGCTTCCTAGAGAAGAAAACCTTGCCGGAATATACAACGAGGAAGTTTTAGGACGCTAACATGAACGACAAAGAACTCACAAAGGAGGAAATAGCGAGAAGGTAACATTAACAAGTAATAAATAAACGATATGGAAACAGCACTATCAGTAGCATTAAAAAGTAAAAGGAGAAAAACTAAACCAGAAATTAGGGTTTGTAGTAATTGTGAGTTTCCTTTAATTTGGACTTTTGCTTTTGATTATCAAGAGAGATATTGTTTGAATTGCGGAGAAGGTGGCGGAATGTTAGGAACTGGTGATGATATTCCTGCGACAAGAGAATTGATGTTTAAGAAAAAACTTGTGGACGCTATTTGGAAAGTTATTTATGGTAAAAAAGGACTTGTGCCAACAGGTAGTCAACGAAGTAATTGTAAGATTTGTGATAGTAATAGTGGAGAAAGGCACTATCAACATTTAACAAAAACGGAAAAAGAGTGGGATGAAATCGCCAGAAAGTATTTAAAACATTTTAGTAATAATTTATTAACCCCCTCCCAGTAATTCCTCCACCACATGAAGCCTGAACTACTATCAAAGGTGCATAACGTAGACTGCTTTGCATTCCTTTTTGGGTGTATAATGGAGAGTACGAGCCGGATCGTCAGCTCGGCCATTCGTTCTTTTGTCCGAAACCCTATTTTTCATTTTTGAAATTGTTTCCGGACAATCTGAATCTTCGGCCATTAAAGCAACGTTCCGGCACGTCCCGAAAGGGAAACCAAAATATGAGACTCACAATTTTCAGAACATTATCGAAAGCTAAACAGGAAATGGAGGTAAAAAAGGCATTGATATCATTGGCCAAAACACAGAAGCGACTTGAAGAAAATGGCACCTTTACTTTCTTTGATCCTAAAAAAAGCGGTGGCTTAGTAATGGAATATAAGCCTTATTAAATGGAAACCTCAACCTACACCCTCTTTGCTTGCGGAACTTGCAACGTAGAAATCCCCCAGTGTATCTTTGAAAACCCGGAGCTGAATTGTCATCCCTTAGTAGCCAAGCTAACTATGCAAAAACATGACGACACGCTTATTTCTCGCACCGTTTCTCACAGTCCTCCTGTGCCTACTCCTCCTTCCGACGACCAGCGTTTCCTATACAAAAGATCAGGAAGACTCTCCAAACGTAATGGCAACTACGCCCGCTACACCAGCCGGACACCTTCAGAGTGAGAACATTTTTGATAAGATAACGAGATTTGCTAAACACTTCAAGATACCCCCGAAAGAAATGATTGCCCTTATTCGTTGTGAAACACAAAACACCTTCGATACGTTCGTTCAAAGCAGAGCTATTCAACCCTATGGACGCGAACGATCATTTGGCCTTGCTCAACTTCACCTTCCGGCTCACCCAGAAATAACTTACAAACAAGCCACAGACCCTGATTATGCCCTTATTTGGATAGCCCAGCATTGGGATAAGCGACATCGAGAATGGAAAACTTGTATGAAGAACCTAGATAAATATTTGTGAACGACCAACAGCTTTCCATCATCTTTCAGTCTCGCGCAACTCTGTTATCGTTGCTCGAGCTTGCCCCCAACATGTCACTCCCGGAAATCCGCTACATGAAAGAAGTAAATGACATCGCTGATGCTTTAGAAAAACTTTATTTCAAATATAAAAAATATCCAAAGCTATGAACGAAGGCACTTTTATCGAGGCGGCTCTCAAAGCAATGAAGAAACAACCCGATCCCCGGCTCCCCGAAATCAACGCGAAGATGCCTGACCTATTCCGTAAAAACGGCTTAACAGAGGGGCGGAAATGGGCATGGCGAGAGTTGCTTACACAGGTGATGGTGTGATATAATTATTTAAGTTATTAACACGAGCCTTCCGCGCTGCTTGCACTCGTGTGGGCAGCACAGAGGGATAATTGAGAACTATGGATAAAAATGCAGAGCCTCTTTTGGAGGCAGGTGCGCGAAAGAAGATATTAGCCGGAGTGAACAAAGCATTTAACGCAGTAAAACTCACGCTCGGCCCCGAAGGTCGAAACGCTTTACTTCCCAGAACCTTTAACCGTGGCCCAAGAATTACGAATGACGGCATTACCATACTGGAAAACATCCAGCCCAAGGATGAGTATGAACGGATTGCTCTTGAGGCTTTTGAGGAGGGTTCAAAGAAGACCAACGAATTAAAGGGCGACGGAACTACTACCACGGCCGTCATCGCCGGAATCCTCGTCAATGAAATCTTTGGCGAACTCTCGCATGAGGACATTCCCACTGTTTCACTGGTGGGACAAAAGCCAAAACGCAAAGGTGTTCGAGCGTTGCGCCTAGAAATGCTTGAAGCAAAAGACAAAGTAATTGAGGAGGTAAAAAAAGTCGCTAAGCCCGTAAAATCTCTCGCTGATCTTGAGAAAATCGCCATCGTTTCAATCGGAAAAGAAGATGAGTCTACCGCAAAATCTGTAGCAAAAATGGTGTGGGAGCTTGGACACAATGAATCAGGTTACGTTGAACACCACATCGATGTCACGGAAGGATACAAAGGTGAAGTTGAGACTGAAACCATTGTTGGTATGCGGTTTCCCTCTAAGGTCGCTCATCGAGAGTTCACCAATCGCAAGGAACGCTTTGAAATGGAAGCCAATGAACTCCCGATTCTTATTACGAACTACAAACTTGATAATGCTCTTCAAGTGATTGCTATCCTGAATCACCTCAAAGTGCCCAAGATTGCGATATTCTCTCCCGAGTTCTCAAATAAAGTTCTCGCTTCATTCATCGCTTCACGTCAAAATGGAGCAGAGATTTATCCGATTAAATGTCCTGCTCTTCGTACCGAACAGATGGAAGACCTCGCTGTGTATACCGGAGCGACGGTAATTGATAAAGATAAGGAAAGAAAACTTGAATCCATCACTGCCCTTGATCTAGGTTTCGCTGAAAAGATTGTCGTCAAAGACACAGAGAATCGAGAAGACGCTGTGCTATGGGGTGGGAAGGGAGAAAAGGTAAAACGAGGAAGCGGAACACTCATCACTGAACGTCAAGAAGTCCTCAAAAAGCAATTACTTGAATCTCGCAATGAATTGACCAAACTCTCACTTGAACGCCGGATAGCTAATCTCCACTCAGCGGTCGGTGTAATCCGTGTTGGCTCTTCAACTTCTGCGGAAGGATTGTTTATTAAGTTGAAAGTCGAAGACGGAGTAAATGCTTGCAAATCTGCACTCAAAGACGGATATGTTCACGGAGGAGGATTGTGTCTAAAGGAAATTGCCGAGAAGATGCCTGAAGGGATACTCACAAATGCTCTCAAAGCTCCTTACGAACAAATCCAAAAGAACGCAGGAGGCTCATTGGATATTGGAAAGGAAATCATTGACCCTGCTGGCGTTGTAATTGCTGAAGTGGAACACGGTGTATCAGTTGCCTCAATCCTTATCACCACTGACATCCTTATTCCTGAAACTCGTGAGAAATCTCCCGTTGAAGGATATGAGATGGTAGCTCGCGCCATCCTTCGTGGAGTATATTTTGACGCAAAACATAAGGGTCTATTGAAAGACAATGAAGACGCTCAAGAGGAAGATCGAGAGAAGCAATTTGACGCGATAATGGCAATGGACAAATGAACTACGAACTAGCACTAAAACTGAAAGAGGCAGGGTTTCCGCAGCACGATCGAGTAAGTCTGTATTACCTTGGCCCAGACCGCGTGGGATATCTAACAGCGTTTCAAGACACGCGAACGCCAGATGGCATGGTTGTTTCAAATGAAGGTCTTATTAAGCTTGTGACCCTCGAAGAACTCATTGAGGCGTGTGGAGATAATTTCGGCTCCCTTGAACACACAGATTCAGTACCACGGTGGCACGCTGTTAAATTTCCGCTCAATCTTGGCTTTCATTCAGATACCCCCACCGAAGCAGTAGCAAATCTTTGGCTAGCACTAAATGTAAAAACGTAGTATAATTACTTAATAAATTAACAAAACTATCATGCCCACAAGTTCAGCCGCAAGACAACGCTATGGAATGAAGAAAACCAAGCAGTCAGAACACAAGATGCCAAATGGCAAAATGATGTCTGATAAGGAGATGGAGAAAAAGAAGAAGGAAATGATGAAATAGCTATATCATGTATGGCTACAACCCGACAAAAAAAGGCCATTGCTAAAGTAGTGGAAAATGGTGGAATAGTAAGTAAAGCAATGGTTGAGTCTGGGTACAGTCCGTTGACTGCAAAAACCCCCTCAAAGTTGACTGATAGTAAAGCGTGGAGTGAGTTGATGGACAAGCACCTAAACGATAACGATCTTGCCAAAAAGCACAACGAACTTTTGGGTTCAACTCGCTTAGACCACATGGTGTTTCCTCCATTACGTTCTAAGGATGAAGAAACAACAGAGGACGAGGAAGAAGTATTCCACGAAGGTGCAATGGATAATGAATCTCTTTCCGACCAAGACATAATTGACCTGCTTGAGACCGTAAACTGCAAGGTGAAGAAAATAGTTCATGGTGAAATGCAGAGGCACGTTTATTTCTGGTCTGCTGACAGTAAGGCAAGGAAAGAAGCACTCGACATGGCTTACAAACTAAAAGGGCGTTACGTTAAGGAACAACCAGAACCCCCAAGCCCTCTTAACGCAACCTTTGTTCAAATTGTAATCAACCCGCCTCATGGAACAAAGAACCTTGCAAATTAACCCAACTGAGAAACAGTATTTAGCATGGCAAGCGTTACAAAACCCTGCAATCGCCGAAATACATTTTGGTGGGGCCGCAGGCGGCGGGAAGACTTGGCTAGGATGTGAATCACGCCTTGCTCGAGCTATTGCCTATCCCGGCTATAAATCATTCATAGGCAGAAATGAACTGACTCGCTTAATGGCAACCGCTTTTGTTACCTTTGGGAAGGTCTGTAAACATCATCAAATTGCTCAAACTGAATGGAACCTAAACGGAAAGTATAATTACATTGAGTTTAAGAACGGCTCACGCATTGACTTGCTCGATTTAGCACACCGGCCAACTGACCCAATGTATGAACGACTCGGATCACTTGAATACACGGATGGCGGATGGATTGAAGAAGCAGGCGAGGTTCCTTTTATGGCTGTGGACATTCTTCGTTCTCGTGGTGGCCGTCACATGAACACCGAGTTCAATCTTCTTCCCGACACACTTTACACCTACAACCCAAACAAGGGCTGGGTCTATCGCATATACAAACAATGGAAAGAAGGACTTCTGCCCCCCGACGTAGTTTTTATTCAAGCCCTCTACAACGACAATCCTCACACTGCTGAAATTTATGGCAAGCAACTAGACCGCATTCAAGACCCCGCAATGCGAGCACGTCTTAAATTGGGTTCCTTTGAATACGACGATGACCCAACTTCGCTTGTTGAGTACGATGCAATTATTGACCTATTTACGAACACACTTCCTAGTAGCAACGAAAAGTACATGACCATTGACGTCGCACGGCATGGTGTGGATAAGACTGTTATCTACCTTTGGAGGGGTTGGACGATTTACGGTGTACGCATTTATGCCAAACAAGACACGTCTGTTACCTCCCAAAAGGCCCGCGACATAGCCGAAAAGGAACAAATACCCCACTCACACAGCATTGCCGATGAGGATGGCATTGGTGGGGCTGTCGTGGACAACAACAAAGGATTTAGGGGCTTTATCGCCAATTCACAAGCACTTGAGAATCCCCAAACAAAGGAAGCTGAAAACTACGCTAAC